ATGTATCTGTGATGCCATCGTACCTTGTGCAGTACTTGTTTGGTATACACCACTTGTATTAAAGAATGAGTTAACAATTGTGCCAGTAGATGTATAGTTGGTTGTGTCTAGGTCACCAATCACATATAGACGAACTCTGCCATCTGGATATGTGTAAACATCAGAGACATAACCTGCATAATGGAATACAGAACTACTTACATAACCAATTGTATCACCTCTTGTAAACTTACCTGTACCAGATACGTTGGTCAATTCGATGATGTTTGGTTTTCTAATCAAACGAGACACACGTTTGCCGTCAAAGAAAGCATTCACTGCTGTCTTAAACAACATACCGTCCGCTTGGAACATAATGTATTGTCCACGGATGTAAGGCAGAATACTTACGTTAGTCAAGTAGTTACCAACTTGGTTGTAAGATTGTGACCAGTAACCGTATGTGTATTGGTTTTCTTTTGTAACTGTGGTTGTTGTGGTTGTTGTACGACCAGAAACAACAGCAGTATCTTTTTGTGTACCTGGAATAGTTTTCCAGTCACCAACTGCGAGTGTTGGATTACCTTCCAACAAGTTCAATGTACTAGATGGATTGTATACCTTCAAGTTTGGATCAACGAACAACAAATCCGGTTCAGCAGTGTTGTCAACCCAATTGTCCATTGGTGGAGTCAATGTAATATTACCAGTTGATTTTACAACTGAGAATGGATTAGCATTGAGTACTCTACTTGCCAATGGCTGTGCAACCAATTGAACTTCTTCATATGGTAGTGTGTACAGTGCAGAAGAACCTGTAAACTTAGGGAAGTAAGTCAAGTTGTTGAGTGTTGTCTGTGACAGATTCTTAGCACTTAACAAGTTCAAGTTCTTCAATGAGTAGTTCTTAACCAACAATGCAGGTGTCAAGTACTGTAAACGAGTATTGATAGCAGCAGAGAAGTCTTTATTGGTTGTATCACCAACAGAGAACGTTGAGAAGTCATCAACCATAATACCATTTTTAAATCTATTCAGACCATTGTTGTCTGGTATTTGTAAACTTGCGGCATTTTGTTCAATCAAACTCAATGATGTATAGTATTCAAGGTTGTTAACACGTGTTTGTAAGTCAGTAATGTCACTGAATGCCCAACGTTTGTGTAGAACTGGTTGAATAAAGATGTTTGATGGTTGTCCAACTTCTTCACCAGGTAAATATGCGGTGTATGGATCCAATGTAATATTGGCCAACAACAAAGCGGATGATGGTGTGACAGGTGCCACTGGTTTGGCCGATGGTGTACCCGGCACAATTTTAATAGATTTGTCTTTGTCAATAACCAAAATATCTTTTCTACCCAAATAATATGTGTAATCACATGTGAATGTGGATAGGTCAACTGGTATTAATGCACCAGAGAAGTTTGTTGATGTTGGTGTTACTCTGTACTTAAACGTAAATGCAGTTTGAGCATTCAATACAACAGGTCTAAAATCCAAACAGTCTTTCAAACTGTAAGTTGTACCTTTTTTGGATTTGTATGTTGGTCTATCTGTAAATGTGCTGCCAGTATATGATTGTGCAGAGAAATAACCATCACCACCTGAGTGTGAATAGAAGTCAAACAAAATCAGAATGTTGGTTGGTTTTGCATAACCTGGTTTCAACGTGATGTAAGAATGTCCATAATAACTGTCTGTTTGTCCATTATTAAAATCGTAACGGTCAGTTACATCATATGAGTTATCAACCAACATATTGTTTGTTGGTAATGAACCTTTACAGTCAATAATTTTTCTTATTCTACGAACATCGGAAACATATAATGATTGTTTAGAACCATATGCAGCAACGTAACTTTGTGTAACATACAACTGACCGTTAGTCAAGTCTAGATAGTTTCCAAAGTTAATGATGCCATCTGGTCCGGTGTAGTTGACATAATTGGTATTGGCAGTAACTAATGTTTTGGTTTTCAACACATAGTTTGTGTCGTTACCATTTGTTACACTGACTTTTGCATAAATTGTTGCTGTAAACGGAGACAAATCTAATGCAGTAAGTGTTACTGAATTTTTTCCTGAATCAACTGCAATACTTCTGTTAGCAACAGAGAATGGTATTACATCACCAACGTTGATGGATGAGTTAACACCTTTATCTGTAACAACAACCACCCAGTTTTGTTTTAATGCATCCGCTGTTTCGGTTGCGCCTGTTCTTATAAAGTCAAAAGAACCTGTTGCACCAATATCCAACTGTAATGTACGTTGAGAACCAGTTGAGTACAAACCAAATGTTTGTCCTCTAAATTCTTGCGTGGTTGTATATGAAGAATCACTGATTGTGTTTGCGTAAGGAATGCCTAACGGTACAATTAATTCTGGATTTGTTTGATTAAATAACACTGTTTCACCAGTGTATAATTGGTCAACTTTACCAACATTACTAATTGCTGCACTACCATAGATAGTAAATGCTGAATTTGAGTAATATGTTAATGCTTCAACATCTTTGGTTGAAAATCTCAAAGAGAAACTGTCTGATGCTGATGGTGTAGTTGCAAATGGTACATCCACTTTGGCTGTTTTTGTTGAACCATTATAGTCCACAATTTTTCTGGTGTCACCAACATCTGTACCAGAATCAATAGTAACTGTCACACCAAGATAAGCATTAGCAACTGAGCTGAACTTTCCGTTTGTGTCCGTAAAACTAATGTGTGTTGCATTAGCGGAAGAAATTGTACCACTCAAAACTTTATTTGAAACATCATACACATAGGCTTTGTATACATAAGTTTTGGTATTAGAATCACTTGTGCTTGATGTATACACCAAGTTTCTAATGTAACCGGTACCTGCTAATGTGGAATTATAAACTGTGGTGTTGGAAGTTTTAAGATTCTCAACTCGCACAGTATGGAAATCAACTGGTGTAGATGTTGTTGGTCCAAAAAATGAACCGTTGGCACCTCTAACGGTGTCAACCAAGAAATAGTTACCATAGTCTACAAAACTTGTATTGTTTTGAATTGTTTCTGTTGTTCTAGAACGGTCAGAATCTAAACGCACAGTGGATTGATTCTCCACTCTATAACCTTGTACGTATGCTTTACCTGGTCCAACAGTAAGAATATATTTGTCGCCGTTAATAGTGTTGGCTGATGGTGTCAACTTGAAGTCTTGTACAATGTAATCACCACTGGTTTCATAGGTTCTTTTTGCAAAGTAATCATCAATAGATGAATAAACAGAACCATCAACCTGTTTAGATACTGCACCATCTTCGATGCGAACCAACTCAATGAACTGGTCATCGTTACCAATATCCAACGGCAATGCGGTCAATTGTAGTTCGATGTAGTATCGGTCTGCGCCAGGAGCCTGATAGTTGGATGCACCAACTGCTGGGTCAAGCAATGTCTTGTCGCCAATGGCATCAACCACGGTTTCAGTAATGAACAAACCAACACGATATGATGGTGTGTTACTGTACTTGTTTAGAATAATGGTTTGTGGCAATACAGATACAAAATTACCAACCGAATACTTTGTGTATGTACCGTCTGTATTTTGTACACTAGACTGAGAATAACCATTCACCACATAAAATACACCTTCTGCAATAGAAGCTGTAGAAGATTTGCCTGTACAAGTGGTGCCACCAGAGGTACCAATTGTTGTTGCGTTCAATGAAGAACCATCAACAGGATAAACGTGCATTGCATCTGTGAATCTATCGCCAGACAAGTAGGTAACAATCAATGTTGGTGGGTCACCAGCAGCAACGTCTGTACCTGTTGCTTCTGATGTTGCAATAACTTTGGCGGTAACTGCACCGGTATCATCCGAAATAATTTTGTTTAGGAAATCACCAGCTGTAATATTTTTATTGTTATATTGTCTATTTAATTTAATGTAGTAACAATTAAAATTAGATGTAACTTTACCTCCTGAAACAGGAGTATTTTGTGTAAAGATATGATTTGCAAACTTGGAAATTTGATCCTGAATTATGGTTTGAGACTGTGTTAATTCTCTTGCCTGCACCGCATAACCTGGTTTGAACAGTATGCGATGGAAATTTTTCGATGGGTCAAAGTCATCGTAGTATGGTTCAACGTTAAAATTCAGAGCCATTTTTTTCCTTTAATAACCTATTACAATTTTGAACTGTTCGATGCCGTCTGGACTTCTAGTAATCGTACTTCTATTTTCTATATATGTTAGATATCCAGAAGGTAAAACTATGTCGGGTTCTGTAACAGTTAGTAGTGTTCTTGTTGTTTTTGAATCTGCGGCATACAAAGGTGAGTTCACCGAATAACTGCCTGTTTTATTTATGACTCGCAACACGTTGGATGCAGTGTTGTGTGACAATGCTGTTGCAACAAATGTTGCGGTCTCTAATGAACCACCTTGGAATACAGTTTCGCCAGAGATATATGTGCCGTAACCTGCGGCAATCAATAACTCTGTTGATGCTTTGTACACTGTATTGTTTGCAGGCAATGGATTCAGTGACTTAGAAACTGGGTTAATTACAATACCAACTTGGTGATAATCAATGTCTGTTGGTACCAAACCACTTTCGGAACCATCAAACTCCACGTTGTACATAACATGTGAACAACCTAGTTCAGACACGTTATCAAATCCGTGGCCACCAATTGGAGACACAGGTGCGATTGCATGAGCACCAAAACCGATTGCGGAAGAAATGATTACATTCGCCCAATTATAATCTTTGCCTGCGTCAGTCACAATAATGTCTGTGATTTCACCATTTGGTGCAACAGTTGCATAACCAGCAGCAGTTGTTCCTGGTACGCCGTTTGCGGCAGTGCCGTCACCCACAATACGAACAGAGATTGCTGCGTTAGAAAGGTCATACAAATAACCATGTTCTACCACATTTATAACATCAATATTACCCACACCTGCTTTAGATACTAATGGATTGACTAAGTTTGGATCAACCGGCACCGGCATCCAAGAATCGTCCATGAATTTAACTTTGGAGAATGTATCAATTGTGTATAGATATTTCCACTTATACCCATCTGAACCATTGAAAACTAAATTGGAACCAAAACTACCTGGTTCCAAAAATGGTTCATATATTGATTGTGTTTCGTTATTATTCCATACACATTTAAAAACTTGGTCATAACGATTCTTAACATAGAACTTATTTAATAAGAATCCATTATCATCCTTGGCTAACATATCTTCTTTGTCGTCATAGAAAGCGTAGACTGTATTTGCAGTCCAGTTAATACGTTCTGCGACAGGAGAAATATCTGCGGTTGTAATGTGTTTTGCCGCAATAGCATTCTTAAAGAATAATCTTTCTTCTAGATTTGATTGTGAAATTTCTGGAAGATTGTCGTTATCTGGCCAAGGATTAACCTTTGCGATAACAAAATAAGATGTTGCTAAGTTCACACCATAGTTTGGTGGAATAACCGCAGACGGTGCATAATAGTTCAACAGCGAAGCGTTAACTTTTGCGTTGTGTGTTAATAATGTTTTCTTTGCCATAGTATTCTATTTATTAGGTGTTTACAATGGAAACAAAAGTGTTTGCTAAGTTACCATCAATACTAAAATATCTTAGATAAGCGGATGAACCAGATTGCAATACAAATGACACTGCGTTTTTTGTGGAATTGGTTGCAAAACAACCGTGTGTAACTGTTCTATTGAAACCGCCTGCGTTTGTCAACCACATTTCAACAACTTTGCCGTGTACAAAATTGGATAATGTTACAGACAAATCAGCAGTCAAGTTGGCCTTAATCATTGAATCGTTTGCAAAATCAATTGTGATTGCTGTTTGATTACCAACAGGAATTCTTGGTGTATATACAAAACCTTTTTGTGGACTTACTACACCACTAAATGTCACCGAATCACCATTGTACGATGCAATTTTTTGTAATGTGTTGGAACCCACGGCCATGTTCCACATTTCGATACGTGAACCACGGTTTGCATCTGTATGGTCTTCTGCTGCAACGATATCAATACGTGCAATACCTAATGGTGCCCAACCTGTGGTGCCGTAACCATTACCAGATATACGCATTAAGATATCGCCGTTTGCAACCGCTGAAGGTGCGGTGACTGTACCACGTGCAGTGCGACCTGCAACTAAACCATAAGATTGTCCTGATGTACCATAAGAATCAAATACAATACGTGAAGGCACATCCTGTTTACCAGAAATGTGCAACATATAACCATCATTAGATGGTAGTGCCACAGTATCTGTGGCTTTGATTGTCATTGCTGATTCTGTTGCAGAAAAATTGGTGTTTGCTAATACGACTGTGCCATTAACTGTCAAGTTATTTTTCAAAGTTAATGTACCTTCAACACTTGTGTTTCCTGTTCCTTGAATGTTAACGTTGCCTGACACATTCAAATCACCAGCAAATAATGCACCTGATGTATTTGCAAGTGCGTTGTTTGCTTTGGTGTATGCGGATTGTGCCAAGTTATTGGCTGCAACTACGAAACCAAATGTACCTTGGATGTTTGTTGCGTTTGTATTTGACTGTGCATATCCTGCTTGAGCATATGTCATGGTTGCATTAGCAAATGCATAACCACTCACTGCATAGTTGTTTGTGGCATTTGCTTGTGCGTATGCCGATTCAGCATAAGAACCTACTGCATTGGCCTTAGCAAAGGCTGAGTTGGAATAATTTCCACTCTTAATAGCTGTGCCGTCTGGGAATGTGATATAACCACCAGCAATCAGTGCAATACCTTTCTTGGTAATATAACCAATGATGTTGCCAGCCTCAGTACCACCAATCGTCAATACAATGTTTGCACCAGCCGATGCAGTACCAATAACTAGGTTACCTGTGTTGCTTGTATGGGATGGTCCGTGTACATAAAGATAACCATCATAAGGACGCATTGAATTGAATGCTGCTTCATAATAATCTCTGCCATTGATACCCATGTCAATATAACTGTTTGCACCATCACTATCACTTGTTGATGCCACAAAATCTGATGAACCTGTTGAATCAAAATTTTGTAGGTTAACTTGTAGATAAGTGGAACTATTGCCTGCAAATTGACCTATAACATGGTCATAAACAATTGGATTACCACCAACGTTGAGTACGTTGTTAGCATACAAATACCTTGCAAGTGTAGTACCAGTTATTTTACCTGTTATGGAATTGGCCAAGTCCACACCCACAAACACCGTAGCACTTGTGTTTGCACCAAGATTTGGAATTTCATTCAGTTGTGATATTTTTATCGTTGACATTTATTACCCTTACAATACGATTATTCGGTTGTCTTCTGTTGTTAATGTTCTATCATCTTGCTCAGTCACCAATGTTGCAACGTGTTGATAATCAATTGCGTTATACACATGAACATCTGTTGTGTTAATATTTCTTCTTACAGATATGGTTGAATTGGCATTTGCACTGAATGTACCATTGATTGTTATTGTACCTGCACCATAATCTATGTGACTTACCGACTTTTCGGTATTATTTGCAACCAGAACATAGTCTCCAACATATACAATATCTTTTAGTGGGTATGCAGTGTTGCTGTACGCACCATTGTTGAATATGTTGTAGGTATTTGTTAATGATGTTATATTTATTACATTCGAACCAGAATTTGCGGTGACGTAGGCTACGTTTGCGAAAGTTAAATATACATTGTCACGCAATGTGACTGTGTTTGCAGAGTTGTCTATTGCAATAATTGTAGAACGAATTTGTGGTCCCACTGTTGGTGCAACTCGTAATATAGAAGTGTTTGCCACCATTATACTGTTCAAATTAGCACCAGCCATGTTGGTGAATGTAACTTTGTTTGTACTTGGTTGTGTGAAACTTGTTACCACATTGGCCGCAGATGCATTATAACCTGTCAAGTATTGTAGTGGTCTACCACCTAGGTAACCAGATGTACTCTCCATATCATAATGAGTATCCGAATTCAAACGATACTTACCAATTGCTTTCAATCCAATTGGGTGTAACAGGTTCAATAAGATTTCTCTGTACTTGGAGATTTCTTTTTCTACTGTTAAGATGTATGTGAAGTTGTTGTAGTCTTGGCTTTGCAGCACACTATAAGAACTAGGGTGTCCGTTTTTATCTAAGTATTGACCTTCACCAACAATCAAACCATTTAAGAACTGTGCAGTTGCCTTGGCAGTACCGTCACCATAGTTTCTTAGACCTGGTGCAGTACTATAAATAGATTCATAACCTGCTGGTGTACCAGTCATGGTTAATTCAATTAATGTATTTGCTCTTGTGTATTTTAATTTCTTTTCAATTGATGGATTACCATCGTAATTGAACACTCTCAGATTGTATTGTGAGAGACTTTGGTCACCATTACGCACCAATAAGTTAATAGAATCCACAACCGATTTATATGTTGCTGTTGCAAATGTTTCACCTTGCCAAAGTATATCATCTTTCTTAGGCAACAATGAAATATTTACGTTGGCAACAACTATGTCTTGTACACTCAATGAAACCTGTGGTCTAGTTTCATAATCTTCACCTGATGTGTTAACAAGTATGTTATTGATAGCACCAACACGATCCACAATCACGGAGAATGTTGCACCTTCACCTAAAATTCCTGGAACTCTGAGTATTGCATTGGCTGCAGCAGGATTTGTTGATGTTATTGTTACTTGTGGTACGGAATCACCTTTGTAACCCATACCACCTCTGGAATATAAATTGTTTCGTTGTACGTATTCAACGTTTAGAATTTCACCCGACACACCAACTTGTGTGATGTTTGCATACACACCACGACCTGTTCCGCCAGTGAAAACGATTGTATCATTTACTGTGTAACCTGTGCCGGCATTTTCAATTACCATTGGTGCTAGTATACCCAGACCTCTAATGTCGGAATAACCAAATGTGTCTGTGAGGTACAATGAGTTGGCAGAAACTTGTGGAATCAATGAGATACCACCACCACCATTCGTCACGTTAATAGATGACAATGGATACAATGAGAAGGACAAAAATGACAATGCATTTGCCAAAGTGGTATTTGCATTTGATGTTGCTATGTTACTGAAATTATAATTTGAAGCGCCAAGAAGTACGTTTACTTTTGGTCCAATCGTATCTGATGGAATGAATGATACGTTTGCAGCTTTGGCTTGGTCTGGATCAATGTCCACAACCTGAGCTGTTGCACCTAGTGCATTGGTGATACCTATTTGTGTTAGTGTATTTGCTGAACCAAAACCGTAACCATATCCACCTTTAACAACGTTGATACGTTGTACTTGACCTTTGGTTGTACTTTCTACCGAAGCAGTTGCACCGATTGGGTTTGCAATGTTAGCATTAAGACCACCATAAACAATTACGGGGTCACCTGGTTGGTATAATAGGCCTCTGTTAGCACTATCAATATCAATTTTGGCAATTGCACCCACAATCTTTGCTCTTAATGGTTGTCCTTCAACCAAAACACTTTGATTTAAGTTGTCTACGACAGTAACATATTCACCAGAATTAAATAAACGTTCAATGTTGGAAATGAAAACTTCAATCTTATCACCACTAAGAGTTGAGTTTTCAATAGTTGCAATTGACTTAGTTGTTTCACCTAAGATTCTGTAATTTTTAATGTTCAACCAACGTACATCTGAGGTAGATAACTTCAAACTTCTTGGTACGAACCAGTTACCACCAGACGCCTTGAACACGGCCTCTTTGGTGTAAAAGATATCTACATTCGAGTTGTATAGAATACGAAACAGAAATTTATAAGAGGCAGGTGTGCCTTTACTATTATAAATCTGGCGAGCAACTTTGATTGCCTCATTTCTACTGATTAAAGAACCCTCAGGAAAATAAGGCATGAAATCTTCCGTAAAGTATCGCAAGAATTCATCTGTTGTTGTATCAATGTCTTTGTAACTTAAAAGATTCTTTGCTCTATGTGTTACATTACCTTCTTGTTCCAACCATTCGTAATATGCTTCTAAAAACAAAACAAAGTTGGCATAGTCTGGATTATCCCTAACAAAACCAGGGAGCTGAGACTTAATTAAAACTGAGGTCTTGTGGTCTATCATTTTTATATTGTTGTTACGTTAACTGTAACAGAACCGATATCGTATGGGTCGATAGTGATAATCTTATTATAAGAAGATGTTAATAGTTTTGTTGCTGGATTAACTGTGATAGATAACTGACCCAATGGATCATTCACATCTAATGGTGAGAATGTATTGAGTGTTAGGATACCTTCTTGGTAGTCAATTGTTCCTGCATTTTCATTCAATACAACCTTAACAAAGTTGTTTGCATCATTATAATATGTTCTTAATGTACCATAACGACCTTCTAATGTTGCAACAGCAGAAGCTGATTGTCCCGCCTTATCGTTCTCATCATTGGTAATTTTTACGATAGCACTGGTGTAACCAGTACCTTTTTTGGATACAATAATAGTTTTGATTGTATTGTTAACATCAAGTACAGCATATGCTTCGGCACCTGAACCATCACCTTCGATAGTAATTTTTGGTGCGTACAAGTAATTATAACCTGCGTTCAATAACTGGATGGATTCAATACCACCAGTTGATGTTGGTATTTCTTCTAAGAATACACCATCAATTTCTAATGCTGCATTGGATGGATTTCTAAACTTCATAGTTGGTGTACTAGAAATGCCTGTGAGGAACAAACCTCTTTCAAGTGGCACACCAAAGTTCATTGTGTATGTTTTAGGTACAGTCAAGTTCAAAATGATTTTCTTTTGAATTCTTAACGACACATCATTAGCAACAATAGACCTGTTGGAATTTTGAATGGCAGCAATTAAATCTGAATATTGGAACGTTGAGTTAAATGTATTCAGGGTTTTGTCCGCAAATGCATACACCGCATCACTAATAATTTGTTTAATTTCGGCTGCAGTTGATGTAGTTTTCTTTGGATCATATACAGCATTAACAGTTAATTTTAAATATGTGTAATCTGGATCCACAATATTTGGTGTCACAGTCAATACGGAAATTGGTTTAATAACTTCATTAATCAATCTCAATTTTTGTGTGTCTGTCAACAAGTAAGAACCTTTTGGTTTCAATGCAACAAACACTTGACCATAAGACGGTGTTGCGTTGTCTTGACCACCCCATACACTCACAGCTTCAATAGGAATATCCAAACTATTTTGTTGAATTGCAGTAATATAGTCATCTCTTGTTACTGCACGATGTTGTGCTGAGTACGCCTTAGGTGCTTGATATTTAATGGAAGCAATAGATTCTTTATCCGAACCTTTTGTTGTTGCTGATATACTTGTGATGGTTGTTGAAGAATATCCACCAACTGGTTCTTGCAATGTGAAGTTGTTTGCACCATATGAACCTGAACCTTTTGTAATTAAGTAATTAACAGTAACAATATTACCATCTATCAATGCTTTACCAAGTGTTCCGTCACCAAAATATATTTCGTAGTTACCATTTAAACCTTCTTGTATGAAATAAACTTTCGAAGCGTCTGTCAGATAAAGATTTTCTGTTGATTGACTATAAATTTCAGCATAATTATTTGAAGAAGATTGTCTTACTGAAACAGTAAGTGTTGTTGTGTCGATGTTATCATCTGGTAATTCAAATAATGTTTTTGGATTTGCTGTTGTATCCACTGTATACGAATATGTTACGGGTTCACCTTGTTTCAATACGACTTCATTGAAAGTTGCAGTGTGATTAATCAAGTCTGTTTCAATGGTTGCGGAAGAAGTGGTAACAAAAGTATAGTTAACTCCGTCAATAGCTTCTGAAATAAACCTTGTGTTCTTTGGTAAGGTTAGTGTTGTGTCATATACATTATTGAACACAACATTAACTCTGGCTGATGGTGCCAATGCAGATTTAGGTACATAGTTCAATAACTTTGCGTGTGAAACAACTGAACTTCTTTTCAGTGCGGTGTCCATGAACATCTCGTTTGCAACCATGTTCAAGTAATATGCATTGAATTGTGTATTGACAGCTAAAACATCCAACAATACAGAAAGTGCAGAACCTTCATAATTGTAGTCTTTTAATGTGTCCTGAGATTTAAGAAATGTTTTTAAACTACCTTTGATGGAGTCAAAATCTAAATCTGTTAATTGAATTGATGAATTTGCACCCGCCATTTTATCTTGTTCTCTCTAAAAGAATTGTTGCTGTTGTGGCCATTGTGGCATTTTCAATAAAGAATGTGATTGTCACATAATATGCATTTTTACTCTCATCTACACTAACATTCACTGTTTGTAATCTGGCTCTTGGTTCATAATTGTTTATGATATCAGTTACTTGTGTTTGTACATAAGATGCCATGGACGGAGAAACATTCTCAAACAAAACATTTTCTAATTGATTACCTAAATCTGGATTAAAAGGTCTGTCGTAGTGTGTTGTTTGTAATAAGTTTCTGATGGAACGAATTATTGCCTGAGCATCATAA